TTGCGGCGATTGTTCCGGTTGTCTTTTAACTTTGCGCGATGGAATAAAATCTTGCGGCGTTGTCTTTGCGCCTTGCACGTTGGCAGTAACCGAACAAATCATTCCCGCCTGTTCCCAGCCTTCTTGGTCCAGGCAGTGCTGGCTCAAGTAGGCTAGCCAATATGTAAATTCAATCGAGCTAATCTGCTCCTGTGCTTGTCTTACGGTCATCTTTAGATGGCTCGCAAGACGAAACCACAACAACAAATCAGCCCGCTCCTCTAGTTTTTTACCGCGTCCTCAACCGCGTCTTCATCCATGCCGCAAATCACGCGGCACTTCGTGTGCAGCCGGTCGATGACTTCGGAATTCTTTTCTGCTAGTTTCGATAAATCGCCTTCAGTAAAAAGCGGTTTGCCGTCTTCGGTAACTGCGCAGCAAATTATCAAACGTTCGCGGATGCCGCGATAGTCTGGAACCTTTGCCTTGCTTTGCGTCGTCGCCCAATGTTCGTAATCATTGCGCTGCTTGCCCGTCATAGTGCGGAGCAAAATGCTGCCGCCCCATTCAGGAACGTCGACTTCGTGCGCGTCGCTATCGTTAACCGCGAAAATTGCATCTTTGCTGAGAGCCACAAAAGTCTCCTTTATGTAATCGCCCAATCGCCAGAGCATTTAATCGTCAAAGAGTAGCTGACCACATCATCCATCGGAATGTCCGTTTGCCAGCTCGTAACAAATCCAGAACCCGACCAGGCTTTAGCGCCGGCAGTGGTTCCGATTGTCACAGTCACAACTTCGGCAGCGCCAGCGATTGGCGTTGTGGTCCCAGCCCATGCGCCTTCAATGCTTAATTCGCCGAAGTCTACAAGATCGCTTGGGATAAATTCCCGGCCGCCGGTGGTCGATAGGTCGCTTGTGTCAATTGCTTCTCGCGTGCCGCCGATGCCGCTTATGCTTGTAATGGTTCCCACATTTGCACTGGATGCCCATCCGAGCGTCGTTCCGTTGCCTGTTGCTGGCATGTCTCACCTCTTTCTAAGTTGAATAGTAGAACAGATCGATGTCGAGCGATCTGCCAAAGATATAATCATCACTGCCGTCAGTTGGCAAGAATGCAGGCTCGTCACCTGCACTCGTTACGTGTGAATTCTCTACGTTGATGCTACCAAATGTGGTTGAATTAGTGTTGAGTTGCTTCGTTATTGCGTTGGCAATGTCTATTGCTCCGCTGTAACTGTTTGCAGAATAGCAATCCACCTGAAGGCTTGCTTGCCTCAGCGTAGTGTGGCCGGTGCTACTGTTAATTATCTCGTCCGTGATAACTGTAAATCTAGCGTTCGGGTAGCTTGCCCCTTGCGGCACAACTTGCGGGTATATGCGAGTTCCGACAATCGCAGTAACTGCCGTGCTGCCGCTAAGTCTTGAATATATTCCGGCTTCAATTCCCATCTATATCTTTCCAAAGACTGCGAGTTCACTGCTACTTAATTTTTTCCCGCTGCCCGCCTTCTTGTAGATACGCGCCGCCTCTTTTGTAATCGCTGGACCTAGTTCGCTTTGTAGCATGCTTTTGAATTTGCCGCTTTGCTGCTGCCTGGTCTTGCGGACAAAAGGATTCGGTTGTCTACCCTTCCATCCTCTTTCGATTCCAACGGCGATAGACGTCAAGCGGTTATATTTCTGATTGGGATTTAGCTTGGATCTGAACTTGTCGCCGACTCGGGGGCCAATGACTGCAACAGTCGTTCCAGTGTTCTTGTATGTTTTGATCTTAGACCCGATGCTCTTTCGCAGTTCCTTCAGTGTGGGGTCGCCTGGCCTGGCGTCTGGTCGTTTTGTTTCTAGTCTTGTAGGTACGTTTGCCTTCATTGCCTTGACGACCGGTTTGGCTGCTTTCTTGAACGCATCCCGCATAATTCGCCCGCGTATTTTCTGCGGCAAGTCCTTCATCGCTTGGCTGAATTCCTTGGTGCCGTGCAGCGTTGCTTTTATGCCTGGTGCCTTCGCCATTAGTTGTCCTCCTTTGCAAGCAGAAGCAAAGTGTTGTTGCCATAGTCAACGTTATTCACATCGACAATATGAAGCGTTACAGTGCTGGCGATTGTAGGGTTCCATTTGATCCGCATATCGGCATCGATGCCGTCCTGGTATCGCATGGTCACCTGGTGCGTGGAGTTCGTTTTAATCTGCTGCGCCGTTACCAACTCGGTGCCGCTAAGTTTCACAATGTCCATCCAGGCGATGCTGTACTCCGACCATGACTCGACAACTTCGCCGACCGCGTTGCGTGTTGTGCCGCTATCGTTTTCAATGCGACCAAGGAACCGCAGTTGTCCGCTACGTATACGAGCCATAACCGATGCTTCCTAATAGTGCTGTGACGCCGTGCGGAATTGGTGCGCTAATTGTTCCAACCAATACATCTTCTCGGTTGCTGTACCAATGGCCAACCAATAGCTTGACGGCTTGCTTGACTTGGTTTGGTGCGATAGTCCATCCCGATATAAGTCGAACCTGAACAGCGTCCGCACGATCCGCTACAGATGGCCACGCGCCCACTTCTGGATGCAACTCAATCTGCCCTGGCATGTCAGTTGGAATGTGAACAAGATAGTTTGTACTGCTAAGTGTGGTGGTTCCGGTGCTGCTATTGGTCGCGAAATATTTTATGTGGGTTACCGATTGAAGCGGTGGCCGTGGCACCTCAAATGAATCACCGGGGAAGAAGTGGATCTTCCAGTCCCAAGTCTGAGACATGAAAGACCTCGCCCCTGGAACCTGGTCTTGGCAGTATTCCGTGGCCGCTGCGATGTAATCCGTAATCAGCGAGTCGTCGTCGTCAATTGTCACTCGGAGATGACGTTTTATTTCCGCGAGGGTCACTGGATATTGAGTTGGATTTGCTACTTTTTCTAACACGCTTATTCGCTCCTGGCACTGGTGCCATTGCAACTTCTATCACTGGAGAAATGCTTTCGCTCGCCATTAATTTTTCAGCAACCTGATCGGCAATCTCGTACTGGCACCCTACTTTCAGATTCCAGTGATCGCCTTTTAATTCCTTCAATATTTTATAAACGCTCATCGCCACTGCCCCCAGTACTTTGTGTCTTCTTCTGCTCCCATCAACGCGACAATGGTCTCCTTGCGTTGCTGCGCAAGTGCCCCCGCCTGATTGGCATCGTGCGTCAATCTCGCTTGCCGCTCTGCGATTGTTTCTTGCAGGCTCGGGGTCAGTTCCCCATTGAGCAGATTCTTGAATGCGTCGATTTCTTCAAGGGCTGACAGTGCCCCCGCGTGCTGGCGGCTGAACAGTTCCATCTCGTGCTTGGCCTGATTGACTCGCCCTGATAGTTCTGCTGTTCTGACTTTGTATTTTGCCGCGTAAGCGTCTTCGGCTGCGAATGCGTATAGGTTGCGGCACTTTAAAAGATCGCTCGTGAGAGGGATCGTGACGTTGATACCCATGCCTCTTGCAAGGCCGATGTGATACTCGCAGGAAGGCCGTTGAGATCCGTACTCGTCAATCGCTGCCATGTCTACGCCGGCGATGAATATATCGGTTGCCCCTTCTTTGATTGCGTAAGCGAGCATGTAGCTAATTGTGTTCGTAAAGTAACTGCCGAATTGATTAGTGATGTCGTCGATGGGGTACTGCGTGCCGCCGTCAATAGGCTCTTGCGTTACAACTTTCACGCCCTTGGCTGTAATCGCCTTCATCCACACTTGGTACGCCTCGATTCCATCAGCGTTCAGTTTCTCTGCGAGCGTTGGCTCATCCCATCGGTGCAGTTCAAACCACGCATCAAGGCGAGGTAGATCGCAGAACGTTGTGAAGTTTTCTGCGATGCCTGGACTGCATCCCCAGATCTGCCATTCGCTGTCGTCAAACGGTGCCGCCATCCGTGAAGATGGAGCCGTACCTACTATCGCAATTTTCATAACTTGTGACTCCTGAAGAAAAGAACCTGAACACCCCCGCCGCGATTGCTCACGGCAAGGGGCGTCAGGAAGTCAAACTAAGTAGTCAGCAACGCAACCAATGGCTGCGAAGCTGTAGCACTTGTCGAGAACAAGATAGCCGAATCGTGGCGACTGAAAGCCACCCAGCCAACCTGATCCTTGAGACTGAGAAGCTCGTCGTTTCTGCGAATTCTCAAATTTGCAACGTCACGGATGATGTGCTTCGAGAAGTCACCAGCAACCAGGATCTTTGCGGCAGCTACGGTGCTGCTCGCTGTCATGTCCTGGTTAATATTGACGGCCGTACCAAGCAACAAGTTAGGTGCGTCGTCACGCAGAGATACATTCCAAAGCGGTACGCCGTTGGAATCAACTAGTTTCCTAAGCTCGCTAAGTATTCCATCGGAACACTGAAACGCGAAACTAGGTGAGCGACGATACGCAGGATCAACACTATGGTAAAGGTCCACAATGTTATTGTAAGTGATGTCTCCACCAGTCGCAGTCGATCCGGTCACAGTTGCCACCGCTGCATGCACAGCACCTTTCGGCTTACTGCTTCCATCAGAATTTGTGAAGGCCGCATTAGTTCCACGGGCGATACGATCACCGATGGAATTGCCGACAAATTGCGGCAAATTAATTGCGGTGTCAGAAAGCAATTCCACAGAAGAAACGACATAGCTCGAATACTTATAACTTTTCAAAATTGTTTGGCTGAAAGTTAAGGATTGAATCGTCACGGTACTGCCTTCGGTGATCAACGCTGCGGCGCTGGTCGTGTCATCGGACTGCGGTATGGGCAAGTCTTGCCCTCCATTTGTCCTGATGATTCGACTGAGTAACCGCTGGCCACCGAACTGGAGAAGGGCCTGTTCTACAGATCCCATCAAAGAGTTGTCATCAGCCACCGTGTTACCACCGGCAGCAGCCGTGAGGCTCTGTGCAGTCGTCGCTCGGTAGGTGATGTGTTCGTTAATACGCGACCGGAGTTCCGCTTCGTTAGTCGGAGGATTGGTTAAAAGATTAACCGAGAACTCTGGACTGCGAAGGTCGACACCACATGCCTTAGCATGATCGGCCCACTCCGGTTTGATTGCAGAAGGCTGCCCACCAAAACACCACGCTCGAAATGCGTTTTGTCGCATCTCGGCCGTGACCATGTTCTTGGTCTGCGAAGCCTTCTTTTCGTGCCAGTTCGATTCCTCGATACCAGCACTTCTGGCATCATTCACGAGGGCACTTTTCTCCTGGCGCTCAGCGTCAGCGGCCGCTGCGCCAAGGCGATCAATTTCAGTCTCGAGCTTGTCGAACTCTGCTCGTTTGTCGCTTGTCCAACCAGTTGCGCTAGCATCACGAACGATGCTGTTCAACTTATCTGCAAGCGGGAGTCGCTTCCGTTTTAAATTTAAAGAATCCATTTTCTATTTTCTGATTCGTCATGCTACGAAAAAAGGCGTAGCGATGACTAGATACATTGTGATCCGTCACAGCCTACGCCTTCTGAGAGTACGTTTTAGCTGGGTATAATTTTCACCGCTCCGCACTTAGGCTTCGCGATAAGTCAAAAAGGTATCAAGATATTTAATTCAAGTCAATCACTTATGATTTTAATTTTAGCGAGTGCAGCCCTGGCTCGCCGCGTGTAATGCTCTCGGGTTGCTTCGTCATCTTCCATGGGTGCTTCCTCATCATCTTCGACAGGTTCCTCTGTTTCATCCTTGAGTAATTCAAAGACGACCGTGGCCGTGCCTGCTTCCTCGTCTACTTCGTAAGAAAGGATGTGTCGCAGGTTGGTCTTGCTTAGTCGCTCGCTTGATTCTTCCTCGTCCATTTCATCGGTCTCTGGTGCTTCGTCCTGCACGCAAGATTCTGATTCTTCGCTGTACGTCCAGCCTTCTGGGCATTCGCCGTCAACTGCATCGGGTGCTTCGTCCTCTTCTGCACGCGGCATCTTTGCTCCGATGATGTCGCTGATCTCTTCAAGGTCTGCGAAGTCTTGCGACAATTGTTTCTTCCACTGATCGTAGCTAGCACGAGCCTCTTGTGCTGATCGTGCATTCACGCTCGTTGCACGGTAGGCCGGCGTGGTGACGGCTGATACGTCAATGAGCGCCTCGATCTTATTTATCTCACGAACCTCAGTTTTGCCGTCCATGATCCAACGCTCTCCATTCTTGGCGACTTGGAAAGCGAAACTGGAACCGCCAAAGTTTCCTGCTTCGACGTTTGCGATTGCGTCTTTTCCGATTGTAGTCGCCGCCGGAGTTGCTTCATAATGCAGCCCGTTGTCATCGACCGATAGCTTGAGTGTCTTGGCTTTTGTTCTTGCGATCACAAGTGAGGGATCATGATTCACTGCCAAATATACATCCTGCCCCCTGTCTTTATTGCCGCCTTGACCGCGACCGAGTGCCCGCTTGAACGCTCCTGGCATGATGCGTTCTTTGACGCCCGGCATGCCGTAGCCTGCAAGATCGTATTCTGTGCCCTTATCTCCATCCCTGTAAAAGACCGCAGCCGTGCCGCGTATTTTCTTTTTGGAGCCAGTGCCGTCAATCCGCACTTCTGATTCAAGTAGTCGGCGTTCCATTTTTATCTCGCAAGTTTGTTGATTAGTCTGGCCACCTCAGAAGACGCTTCGGCAACTCGAATCGGCAAATTGTCTTTGCTTGCCCCTTCCGATGCTTGCGCATAGCGTTCCGAGATTGTAGCAAAAAATGTTTTCAAAATGTTAGCTTGAATATCTTCTGGGCATTGCTTCCTTGCAACGGCTACCATGTTGGTTGCTGGCTCGACTTGCCGGGAGATCACTCGTTGATGCCTGGTTTCGATCTGCCCACGCCATTCGTTAAACTTATCGACATCGCCGTGCTTAGACCGTGTCTTGGCGTCTGCCGCTATCCGTTCCGCGCAGGACGTCAACGTCCTAGAAAGAACGAAAGAGGCCGCTGTCGATACATCGCTATCGGTCGGCTCATCATCTGGTTCTGCTTCGTCGTCTCCAATGACCCCCATATTAAGCGGAATGCGAAAATGAGATCCTTCGCCATCCGGTAGCGGTGGCATGTTCATTTTGTTGCGGGCTTCGTCCAATGTCAGCAGACCATTGTTGACTTGTGAGATCAACGCGCTGGTAAACGTGGTGAGGTCTGGTCGCTCGATCTGTTCCTTGTCAAACTCAATGACATGGCTCCGGCGATCCTTCTCCGCTGGTGTCAGTAGTTTTCGATAACATTCAGATTCCCAATTCGTGAGCGGGTCTTGGAGGTCACGCAAAAAAGTTCGGTTCTCTATTTCAAGCGAAGCAAAGCTAGTTCTTGTGGGGTCTCCCAGATAGTTCGATGGGATGCCGATCATCGACGCCACCTGCTTGATCTCAAATTCTCTTGTCGCTAACATTTCCGCATCGTTAGGTGAAACGCTGAAGCTCTTGAGCTGTGCCCCATTTTCCAAGAGTGCGGGCTGATGTGCGTTCTCGATTCCTTTGTGCCGCTTGCCCCACATCGCACGGAAACGCTCGACCGCTTCTTTATTTCTAAGGGTGCCAGGTAGCTCGATCACTGTCTGCGGTGCTGCCCCATTTTTAAAGAATATGCTCTGCCACTTTTGCGCCGCGAGTCCCAAGCCAATCGACTCCCGCAAAATGTCTGTGATGCCAAGGCCGTTGATGCCATCCCATGATAATCCTTTAATGTGCAGAATGTTTTCTGCAAGTTCAACAGTCATGCCGCCATCAGCCACTATCGAATAACCAAGCCGGCCATTCTCGCGGAACGGCATAACGTTCTCTGGAGCCAGTGGTATCAATTCAGTGGGCTGGCCGAATTCATCGCGTGCGATAAAAGCGAACCCTCCACCGGATAAGATCGCGTGAGATTCCAGCAGCGTTTTAAATGACTTAGCACTCTGCTCGCTGTTCGGTTGCTCGACAAGAAGACGCTGCGCCGGATGATTGTCATCGATCTCCTTGCCTACGCCAACCCGCTTGAGAACATTGAGCGGGATGCGGCCAACTGTCCCGGCTCGGATATTGACGCCTCGCCAGATTGCCGGATAGCCGAGTGCCGTCTCTGGAGTTACCGACACGCCGGCAGATGATTGGTTGCTGTCACCGAGTACGCGAGAGATCGTTGCCGTGTTCAGCGGGACGGCGGGAATATGTACCGCACGCTTAAAAATCTTAGAAATCATTCTGCGCTCCGTGCAATGGCAATGGCTGTAGCTGCGACCACGGAGCCACCAAAGATCCAAGCAGCAGGGGAATACCACTGCCAGAGACCAAACGTGATTGCAGCAACGCCCGCAAGAAGAATGGTATCACGCACGACTTCCAACATAGTACGCCTCGATATTGTTCTTTTGTGAATCGGTAACTTGGCAAGGGCCTGACCCTGTCTTGTGCAGGTGCTTGACTTTTTGCTTGCATCCGTGCCGCCTTAAAATCGCGTTGATCGTTTTGGTGTCGTTGATGTCAACCGTCTCAACTTCATCTAGAAGCCACCAGCGAAACCGTCCTGCCGCGTTATAATCTGGCCGCGCCCATCGTGCGATGTCTTGACAGTACCAATCATTGAAAGGTTCCACGCCTGATGAGATGTACTCGTTGAAATTATGATCCCAGCAAAACTGATCTGCCGGATGCCGCCAAGCTACATTGTTCCCGTCTTTGTAGAACCGCCTACGCCAGAAATTCCACTTGCTCCATTCACATTCTACCGGTGGACGGATTGTAGCAAAAATCTGCTTGAAACTGTTGAGCGGTCTGCCTGTGAATTGCTCGAAGTCAGCCGCGCGAATGTGGCCTATCGGTGCGCCTGGTTTGCGGTCTTTTCGCTTCTGCCCTGGTTCCGTGTATCCAGGAAGTCCAGCCTTGGCAGCAGCACTTACAGATAAGCCGCCACACTTCGGGATATGCAAGTAACAAAGCGTATCGTTGAAAAAGACCGGCATCACAGATTCTCCGATGTTCTGACCCACTCAACCAATTGACGCAGCCCTGGTTCCTCAAGGCTCGCCGCGTGATCGGTTCCAGGCTGTGCCCTGTTCTTGGTTACGTGAACCTCCAACAGATCCGCACCGTGCTTGATGGCAGCAACGGCAGGAGCCTTCACGCCTGCTGTGTGGTCGCTGTATCCAATCGGGCAACCGAACTCAGACCGCAGCATGTGAATGCGAACTAAGTTGCATTCCAAGATAGGCAGCGGGTACTTACTGACGCAATGCATCAAGGCGACTTTTGTCTTTCTTTCCGCCCGGCTATAAGCACGATAGATTTCTGCTGCGCCCGATGCCATGCCGGTCGAGATGATCAACGGCTTGCCTGTATCGGCTAGTTTGTCGATTAAGTAATCGTTGCCCATATCTTTGCTGGCGACTTTGTAGAACCGGCACCAGTTATTTTTTTCAAGCCAATCGATGCGGCTGATTGCGCAGACTGTTGTGAATAGTTCTGCGGGGTTGGAGTTGTATTCGTGCCGCTCTTTCAAATGAGCAAATGCCTGATCATTTAAGTCGAGATGCCTGCGGTGATCGCGGTACGTTTTGCCGAAACTGTTTCGATGTTGGTACGGCTGCCGCAGTCGCTCATCATTGAATTCTTCTTCGCAGTCCCTCGCTTGAAGTTTAACCGCATCGACGCCACAAGCAGCCGCCATCTGTATTAAGCGTACAGCGTGATACGGATCGCCCTGATGATTCTGGCCGATCTCCGCGATGATGTAGCAGGGCCTTCCTGGCCCTATGTGCTTGCTTCCAAGTTGCATGAGTCGGTCATTCTGAAAGAGACTTTTGCTAAGTCAGATGGCGTGTCAACTACTGTGATGAACGGTTTGCCATCCAGGTCAATCCATTGAGAGTAACCGCCAGCATAAGCGGCCACGGTCACATGCTCGTTCATTGTCGCCCACAACCGCAGAACGTTTGAAGTGAATACTTCCGGTGCCGCATATTTTGTCAGGACGCTTGGCGTGTCGCCGAACTTGTAGCCTACATAATCAGTGTGAAACGTTGCTTTTTTCGCTTGGCTCCGCTTCATGGTAACCACTGCTTTATCAATCAGCGACGGAAGAATCATCGGAGAATCACCGTTGACTCTGACAACGTATTTGCTGGGATGCTCATCCGAGGCCATTGCGAGCCGTTCAAGAACGCGGTCTTCTGGGATGTCTGGTGCGTGATGCTTTACGTTATTATCTTCCAGCCAATCAAGGAGCGGCTGATTGCTTGGCTCCTGCGATGTGCAGACGACGACATCATCAATCATAACTGGCTGACAGCAACGCTCGATCACATGCTGCAATACTGGCTTGCCGTGGATGTGTTCAAGAACCTTGCCAGGAAATCGCTTGCTGTTATACCTCGCAGGAATCAAGCAGACCGTGTCAATCATTCCAGAGCGCCCCGATGTTGGTGAAGTCGTCTACCATTTGCGTGCTTGCTAATTTGATCGCCATAATTGCCGCCACGATTCCATCGATCTTTTTACCGCTTGCGTTGTGTTTTGGGCGAACTGGTTTTATGTTCCCGCTTGGATCTGTGTAGACTTCGCAATTGTTCGCCATCCACTTTGCGACCGGATCATCTAGGTGTTGAAGTGTAGCATCGATCACGCAGCGTTCCAACTCCCTCGAAGGTTCAGACAGGCCGCCAACCCCTTGAGATACCTTGACCATTGACAAGCCCTCTTTCTCTAATTGACCTGCCAGCATAGTTGCGTTCCATGCGTCATATCCAATATGTTCGATCAAGTAGCGTTCCGAGTCTGCGCGGATCTCGTCGGCAATGATGCTGTAGTCGATTGTCGTTCCTGGCGTTGGGATGATGTTGCCATCCTTGGCCCACGCACTATACGGCACGCGGTCAATCTTTTCGATTTCCCGCATGCGTTCCTCTGGGATAAAGAACTTCCATTGCAGCACGTATCCACCGTCACGCAGTCCTGCAACGCACCATGCTGCGATGTCTGTTGTGCTAGCAAGGTCAAGCCCGCCGCAGACTTGTTGCCCTTCTTCGATCGGTCCATCGTTCGCGCAGGCGTTCCATTTCGGCATCGGTAGCCAGCGGGTTGTCTGCTGCGTGTGTTCGTTCAAGAACAGCCGCCGGAAGTCGTTTTCAAGTCGCCTGTTTTCTTTGGCTCGCTTTGCCTGCTGCCGTAGGCTGTCGAGGGTTCGGAAGTCTCCGAGTGCCGGATTGACTCGGTGCCATACTTTTTCGTCTTGCCAATCTTCGCCCTTTTTGATTTCGTAAATGATCGGCAGGTATGTCTTGTCTTCAATGACTCCATCGCGAACTTTGCAAGCGTAGTTGTAGAGTTCCCATTCCAGGCTTTCCGGCTCGTAAACACCCGCCGTCGTGATGCTGATAAACAATGGCTCTTGGCGAGTTGCTGATCCAGTCGTTAGTGCTGTCCAGAGATCCGGCCTCGGCCAACAATGTATCTCGTCGCCAATGACAACGCTCGGTGAGTAACCGTGCTGACTGCTTGCAACACTGGACAGCGAAGCAAATAGCGTTCCTGTTTTCTTGTTAATGATCCGCTTTTGATTTGCGACGATCTTTGACAGTTTCATCAAGTGTGGGTTCGATTCAATCATTCCTTGAATCTTCTTAAAAATGATACCTGCTTGCTCGCGTTCGCTAGCCGCTGAGTAGATCTCGCCTTGCTTCGGATCGCAAAAAAGAAAATAGCAAGCGATGGCCGCCGCCAGTTCAGTTTTCGCGTTCTTGCGAGGGAGCCATATACCCGCCTCTCGATACTGACGAGTCCCGTCATCGTTGAGCGTATCGAATAGTTTATAGAGAATCTCTTTCTGCCAATCGCGGAGAATAAATTTCTTGCCAGCGTAATCACCCGATAGCGTCAGGCTCTCGATGAAGCGGATCACTTTGTCGCTTGGTTTGCTCATGCGAGAAGTTGCAGGAAGTCGTCTTTGTCGTCCATGTCTTTTTGCAGTGCGATGCGTGACCGGCTGGATGGGGTCAATCCCAGCTCTGTGAGTAGCTTCAGAGTTTCCTCTTTGTACTTATGAAGCTCGACGCTGAACGGGTTCCTGCTTGTCTTCAGCTTGCCGCCCTCATCCCATGCAAACGCCTGGCCGTGCTTCTTTACGATCTGAACAGCCATGCGATAATTCGCATAAGTTTCACAATACAATTCAATCGTTACTTGGTACGTGGCCGACCATAGGCCCGCTGTTCTCATTACCCTTTCGATGCTGTTCCATGCTTCGGCTGCCATGCCTTCTAAGTGTGCTGGCTTTGTCGGTTCATCTGTCGATGTCGCTGGCACTTCGTCCTTGAAGCGTTGCGGGTTTTTTAAGTGCCGCCCTTCTGCGATTTGTATTTCACGCGGCTTTGGTTTGCGTCCTTTCATTTCTCAGATTCCTTTCTCTCCGTTATAAGATGGCCGCATTCTGGGCAACTCTCCCTGAAGTCGTCTGTGGCCTGCAAATCGATTAGGCCCGGCGGCAAGTCTGCGATCATCGCCGCCAGTCCCGCGTTATCTGTTTCGACTGATTGAATTAGCTGATCGAGTTGGAACGTGTTCTGCTCCGCCATAGCAGCAAGCGGGTCGTGAGTCAAAAGAATCTTGTCTGCTTCCGCTTCATCGACATCGAGAACAAGAACCGGAACCAGTTCATCCGGTGCGATCTCTTTGCGCAGATGCCCGTCGATCAACTCAAGACCGTCTGGCGTTTCTCTGGCAAGAACAGCGTCAGCCCAACCCACATCGGACAGGACGCCCTTCATCGCTTCGGCCTGGCTGTCGGGATGTGTCCGCCAGTTCTTCGGGTTGATCGTCAGATCCGAGGCCGGCACCCGCCGCAGTTCCTTAATCCGATCCCTGTACTCGTTCATCTTTTGCTCCTGCTAGATAATCCGCCGCAATTAGCTCCAAGCATCGCCCCTCTGAGATCGTCAGATCCTCTTCAGCCACCCGCAAACGATGACATGCAGCATCGAAGATATACCGTTGCTCCTTTGTGACCCGAACGGCCTGAGCCATGCATGATTGTCTTCTGGTCATGATTTCACCGCTCCCCTACCGTTCCCCTTAATCTAGCCGATCACGCGACACAGGCCAACCTGGGGACGATTCGCCTAGAACGACAGAGACGCGGCCTCCGAGGTAAAGCCTCAATTACGGGGAAAAAAGTGCGACGA